CTTGGCGCCTGCAATGATTTCGTGCGCCGATTGTACCGCTATGCCGCAGTACCGACATAGCGTCTTTAACGGCACCCGCCGCCTCGGTTGCTTGTAATACGGGTCATAGACAAACCGTGTTAGCTCGCGTTTGATTTGCTCCGCTGTGAGGCTCATGATTGTCCGATCCTTCTACAAGAGGGACACACCGCTCTGTCTTTCTTCAGGTCAATTTCCCATCCGTGATCCCGCAATAGCTCGGAGATTTTGACCCGGCATATAGCGTTGCGCGTGACCCGTTCGCGCTTGCTGCGGTCGCGTTCACGCGCCACATACACGACGGGGCTATCGTCGCCGCATATTGCACACGTCGATCGGCAGGGAGCGAGTTCCACATATGACTTATAGTCGTGCTGTGGCTCCGTCATCCGACCGGCTCATCGTTAACCATGATCTTCGCCTCCTTGAGATAGTTCAACGCCATGCGCTGCACTTGATTAGGTGTCGGGTTTTGTTCCGACTGTTGCGCCTTGAGATAGGTCATGCCCATGCCGCGGAGTTTTGCGCGCGCCCATCGCACCCATGCCTCATGCGCGAGCGCGGCTGCGATCACCCGGTCGTCTTTCTTGCGTCCCTCCGCTTGGATTTGTCCGTTTTCGTAAACGATGGATTTCATTTCCTCCAACAAATGCATTGAATTGAGAATGTGCCGTTGCAATTCAAAACTGTCCTTAAAGCCGGTCATCATCGCTAGCTTGTTGTCCATCGTCATGCGCCATTGATAGGCAAGCTCGCCGGCCATTGCGTCCGGGCGCCGGTAGAGGAAATGTCGCATGGCGTTTAGGACGTTGCGCAACGCCTCTTTGCCTTTCGGCGGTTGCTGCATGACTTGTTCGCGGAGGTCGTTGAGCGCTTGGAAAACCGTCGTACCCGGCCCGCTGATTTCGAGATTGACGAGCGCTCCGGCGGCTCCGCTGTAGTAGCCGGCGAGGTGCGCGAGCACCCACGCACATTGATAGGTTGACACTGTTGGTGAGACAAATTCCGCCACTTGCACAAGTCGATCAGAGTACGCTCGTGCAACATGAATGACCGTACGATCGGCGGTATCACTAGAACCATAGGCCGGGTCGCAACCAATAACGTAGTGCCCATGTGGATGCGCTTCCTCCCAAATCTTTAGCTCGGCACGCGCCAGCGCGGCCGGCACAACGGCGAGGTCCGTCCATTCCAGCCCGATCACGTAGCGGTACGGCGCCAGCGCTTGATGACGCGCGCGCCTCATGCTGTCGGTCAAACTCTCGTTGGTGAAAAACTTGGAACCGGTCGCGACAAACGCATCCTCGGGAACCCAAGGAAACATTTCGTCCATCTTCATTTGGTCGCCGCCGGCGTCGTCGTCCAGCTTCCAGCGATACCAAGCGATTTGATCTATCTTAATTTGAAAATCGTACACTTCTTTCACAAGATTGAAGCGCTTGCGCTCTAGCGCCGTTAGCTTCTCATCGTCACCGGCGGGACAATAAACGGAAAACCGCGGGTCCTCGCGGTTGAACCGATAGAGTTCGTTGCGCCACCATCCGACGAAAATAAATTTTTGCGTCCGGCTGTCCTGCGCCGTCTGACACATATCCTCGTAATGATTGAACCCGTTGGCGGTGCTCTCGTAAATCTGTAATCTATGTGGATAGTGGGTTGAGAGGGTCGCGCGCAATTCGTTCAAGTCTTGTTCGTTACCCCAAAACGCCACCTCAGTTGCGTGCAGGAAATTGAACGCGCCCGATCGTCCAAGGTTCGTTGCCGTCCGCTCTTTCACGCCGGCGACCAAATACTGAAACGTCGAGCCGTTCTTTAAGATCAACATGGTGCGGTTATGTTTCGCATATCTGATCTTGTGCGTGCGCGGGAGATGATTGAAATATGTCTCAATGATGTTGCGAAATTGGTCTCGGGATTGCTCGTTGTGCGTGGCGAACGCTCCCGCCAGCCCCGCGTGCTCGAAAGCCCAAAACAAATCCAACGCGATGAAAGCGGTGCTCATTCCAAGCTGGCGCGCTTTGAGAATTATGAACGTAGTGATACCGCGCGAAAGCCCCTCGCAAATTTCGTCGAGCACGTATTGTTGCGTCCCCAACAACGAGAACTGGATCAATCCGAAATCTTTGGTGATGATTTTAAGTTGCTTGATGAAACCAAGAAACCGCTCAGTCGGGAACGGCGCGACGTGAGGTAGCGGGACCTGTTTCGGCTTGTGCATTTTCGCGTTTTATCACGCACGCTCCGGTAGCTCTAGCCGGCCATCCCGCTTGCGCGGCCACCATGACCAGCACTTAAACTCGAAACTGGCCGCTTCGTGCGGGTCCCGGTAGGCGTCCGGTAGATCGCCGTCGGCGAGATAGCCGCGCCCGATTTCCCAAGCGTAGTCGCGCGCGAATTTCTCTTTCTCGGAATGAGCGCTCGCAACCGCTAGCTCAATCAGCCTTTGGGCAAATCGCTTTAGCCACGCCTCTTGCTCGGGAGTGAACATGGTGCCGCCGCCTCTACGGGGGTGAGTTCAACCCGTATGCCCTCGGCCACCTCGCCCGGTTCTACGACAAGCCGGCGCATGTATTTCGGAGCATCGTCGGGGATTAGTTCCACCCGTCGGAGGTAATCGAGCACGACTTTCGGCGTGTTGTCAAAATCTATTCGATGCTTCGCGGAAACAATGATCCGGCACTCGAATGCGCCGGTCATGCCGACCTTGAGCGGCTTGATTTTTTGCAGGATCAACCGCGCATTGGCGCGATCTTTCCACAGGTTTGCTTTCTTGTAGCCCTCCCAATCGATCCGCCGAGTGACGTTGAGGCTCGGCGGCGTCGGGAGGTCGAATGTCAGCGGCGCGCCCGTCGCATCCTCCGACCGCGCTTCACCACCCCGGAGGCCGCCCGGATCGCCGTTCCCTTGGACGCTCCGCGCGAGCGCATGCTGTCGTAAACGTGCTGCCACTGGCGCGCTTTCTTCGGCGTATTGGCCTTGCGCGTAAACCTACCCGCGGGCATGGCGCCGACGTGACGACGTGGTTTCGGTTTCGTCCTCCTCCGGTGCTGGCTCTATCGGGTCAATCGGTTCTTCCAATCCCGTTGCTTCGCGCGTCATCCAAATGCGGGTGTGCGCCGAAAGCGGTTCCGCAAAACAGAACACCCATCCATCGGCGCCGGCCGCATTCAATGCCGATCGACCACCGTCCGGGTCCGTGTGTTGAATGTCCACCCACGCAAATTCACTCATCGGGTTTCTCTCCCATGCCTGCATGTAGGCCCGCGACTATAGCGCGTTGCAGCCCCAATAACACCTCCTGCGCCGTTAAAAAGACAACCGCCTTTTCTATCTCGCCTTTTTCCTGCGCGCCTTTGATTTCCGCCGCGCGCCGGTCAATGTCCTCCTGCAACATCAACGAGAACGCCAGCCAATTCATTTCCGGGTTTAGTCGCGTCGCTTGTCCCGGCCGGGTGTCCAGCTTGGTCAACGGTAGCTCGCCTGAAAATTTCATGCCGTGAGCCCCTTGATTGCCCACATGACGCTTTCCTCCAAATTTGTGATTGCGAGCGCGTGATAGCGCGCCGGCGCCACCGGGCGCAGGATCGCGGCTTTGTCCGGTTGTTGTTGCATGACAAGCATGTGGTCAAACAGCAATTCCAATTCTTCCGCCTTCGCTTTGATCGCGTCGTGCAAGTCCTTTTCAGCTTGCGTCAGCGCTCGATAGCGCGGCCGAAACCGTGACGGCGCCGCACTCTCCCTCTCATCGTCGGCCATTTTCATCTAGCTCCCGATCGAGTTTGTTCACGTCACGGCGGATTTGAACCGCGCCGCCGATCACCCACAACGCAACCAGCGCACACCCCAACGCCCATAACACCAACACAAGCAAGACTATTGACATTCTTTGTCTTGCAACGTGAGCAAGGCTTGTTCGTACTGCGCAGACGACAAGCTGTTGCGCGCTCGCATCCGTTCTAGCTTTTGTCGGAATGTCTGTCGATCAATGTCGGAATGCGGGTCAAATACCTTCACCGCCGCCGACCGGCGCCCGCTATACTCCACAACGAGGATTTCATTGTGCGCCAGCAATCTGTTGAATAGCTTGTAAAGATAGCGCCGCACCGCGTCTTGATTTTTCGGCGATCCTAGACCGTAAGCCGTGCGCGCCAATTCTCTCACCTCAATCCAGCGCTGGCGCCCGTGCAACAGTACATAGGAACACATCAAATCGTCGTTCCACCGACCATGCGAAGCGATCTCGCGATTGCCGACCTTGATCAATTCCGGCTTGACACGCTGGCGCGTTACCGCCTTTCCCATTTCTTCCATCGCTCGCCTCCTAGATCGCCGCCTTTAATCGATCGCGAACCTTATTGAGCCGCGCCATTGCATCGCGGCTACCGCCCTTGTCCGGGTGCAATTCCTTCGCAAGCACCTTGTAACCAATCTCGATCAATCGAAGCGCCAATTTGTTTTCCGCCTCGCGCTCTTGCCGGCGCGTTAACTCCGCTTCTTCGATCCGCTGCGCCTCGCGCCGCGCCCGCTCCGCCGCTTCCTTGACGTCGTGGTGCCACGGCCGCGGATAAACTGTCTGTCGTTCCCCACGCTCGCGGCGGAATTGATGCAGGCTCGATAGCGGCGCTTGAGCGCCGTTTTCCCTATCAGCGGTTGTGCGCGCAAACTCCATGTATAAGCGCGCTTGCCTGTCGCTGATCTTGAAATGCCGCTTGACCCACGGCACAAACTCGCCGCGCGCCATCTGCGATTTCGCCTCAATCATCTTCTCGCCGGCGTGCCGATACCAACGCGCGCCAGCTTCCCGCGCCGCCTCATCGCCGCGCGCCAAGTCCTCTTTGATCAACGGAACCAATACGCTCAACGGCCGCGCAACCGGTCCGCTGCCGCGCCCTTCTAATTCTTGCGTGCTCATGCTTCGCCTCACTCATGACCAACCGCTCGCGAGACGCGCTCAATCGCTTCCGCAATGCGGCCGGGGTTGACATCAAACATATCGGCAAGCGTGTGTTGCGCGATGCCTTTGATCAAATGAAAATACGCAACCTTGATTTCTTCGTCGGGGGTCAATCCGGTTTTATCAATGTGACCACGGGCCTTGCTCATCCGTTCTCAATTTCCTTCAGCGCTTTCGCCATCTCCGCTTTGCCGCGGGTCACGCTCCGCACCAGATCGAGGGAGAACAGGAACCCTTGCGAGTGAACCGGCTCCACGCCCGCTCGCGCGTACTCCCGCAACATCGTGTTTTCGTTCGCCAACATGGTCGCTTCGGTAGGTGGCTCGGTACTCATAGTGAAATGCGCCCAAGCGTTTTTGTGTGAGATAAAGCCGATCACGCGCCCGCCAAACTGCGCGTTGCAGTTCGGACAAGAGTAAACCCTTCGTGGCGTCAACCGCCACACGATCCAACGGAATAAAGCCAACATGGTACAGAACCGTTTGCCCCGGCTCCGCATACTTTAGAAACGCTTCCAACGCGCCGGGTGTCGTCGCCTCAAACAAGATCATGTGCCTGACCCTGTTCGCATTCACATATGTAGTATCCCACTAAACAATTACCACTCGAAAACGGGTGGCCGGCGAGGCAGAATACAGCGGACAAGGGCCTCGCCGGCCTGTTGTGCTTTCCACACAACATAATTTTTCGCCTCCCAATCCGACCCGCGGTGCCGGTTCCATGTCGGCCGAAAATGCAGTCTGCTTACTTGCTCCGGGCACCGTGAAACCGTTTCTGAGAACTACCGACAACCGCGGGAATGCCGGCAGGGATTAGCCCGTCATAAGCACCGGGCAATCTGCCACGGTGGACAACCGGTTGTCAATCCCGTAGCTCTCGCGGATCAACGCCGCAACCAGCGACGCCCGCCGGCGCGCCCCCATCTTGCGCATCAAATTCGCAATGTGAATTTTCGCCGTCCCCTCCGCAAACCCCAATTTGCGCGCAACCCCCTTGTTGGTCAGCCCCGGAAACATCAGCAAAACCGTGACAACTTCCCACTCCCGCGGCGTCAAATGCGGCAACGCCATGCGACACCCCCATCGCAGCCGGCGCCCTAGCCGCTTCGGCCTAGCCGAAAATCATGGCATAATTTCTAAATGCCGCCGTTTAACCTGCGAGACCGCCGCGACCGCGCCTTCACCATCGGCATCATCGCGCTCGTCGCCCTCGCGATCGTCGTCGCCGCCCTGATCGCATACCTATGAATACGACCGAAACCACTCGATAAACGCTACCCCCTGCCCGCCCGC